TCAGCGGTTGACTGCATGGTCGCGCTCCCGTTGCCATATTTTTACCGCCTCGTTGGCCAGTCTGCGAATCATGATCGGGGTGTTGTGCAGGCCGTTTTTGGCCTCCAGTGCGGCCTGCACGTTGGCGAGGTTGGCGGGCATCACGAAACCCGCGCCGAACGGCTGTGCACCGTCAGGCACGTTGCCGAAGTAGACGACAAGCCTGGTGTCGTGCGTGGCGGTGCAGGCCATCAGATCGACCTGCCACCGCTCACGCCATTTGTACGTCCTGCTGACCATTCCGGCCCTCATTTTTTTGGTTCCAGCGGAATTTTAACCCATTCTCGCAACCGACGGTCGCTGTTGTAGGTGTCCGTCATCGACCTGCGCCGGTGGCCGAGCAGCTTGCGGGTATCGATGCCCTGTGCGTCGTAAAGCCGCTCGGCCAGAGACCGTTGCTCATGAAAAGTCGGCGGTGTCCCCTCGCTGCTCCAAGGGCCGCAAACAGTCTCACGCAATCGGCAAAACCGCACCGATAAAAGAGAGGCATTGACCGGCAGCCCATGCGCCTTGTGCGCTGTATGTAGCAGATACGGCGTAGCGCTGCCATCGCGGCAGAGGTCTATCGCATCGCCAACCGACCAGCCGATGGCCTCGCAGCGCAGCGCCAGCGGGATGGCCACGCGTGCGCCGGTTTTTTCTTGGATCACCCAAAGATGACCATCAAAAACATCCTCGGCGAATCGCATCTTAATGATGTCCCCGCGCCGCTGGCCGGTGGTGACGGCCAGCAGCATCGCCCTGTGTAAGTAAGGGTACGGGCAGCGCGACGCCACCTCGCGCTCGGTGGCGGCGAGGTGGCGAGCAGCCCAGTCGGCGACGGTGGGGGCGCGTTTAAAAAAATTAAGCATTGGCCTCTCCAAGCGCTAAAAAGGGCGTCCGTCTTTTGACTGGCCAAAAAATCCCTTTTCACCGTCCCACTGCATTATGCCAGTGACCGTGAAACATTCCTGCCCATTGAGCGGCTGGATGAGAGTATGCCATTCCCCGTCATCAACCCTGTACACCCATGACACATACGCAAAATCGTAAACGTTGTGACGCACGTTGTGTGTTGCTATGCCCGACGAGCCTATATAAATATCACCATAAGCCGCTCCTGTCATTCGCGCGATTACGCTTTTTACCGTATTTTTGTGCGCCATTGCGTTAAGCTTTTTCATATCGCCACCCCATTCTTCCGCGCCGCACAAACCCATCTGGCCTGCCGAAGTAGACGGCGTTTTGCCAAAACGTGAGTGCGTTTTTACGTTTGCCGATATAGGCGTGTAGCCCGGAGTTGTAGGCCATCGTTTTTCCGTCACTCACCCGCATGGCGTGGCGCGGCACAGATCCCGACATAAGCAAACACCGCTCCATCGGAAAAACGTCGATCTCCGTTTTTACGCCCGCCACTCTGGCGTCGAGCCAGCCCGTCCGAAACGCGCTTTGCAAATCGCGGTAGGTCAGCATGGCTTATCTCCCTTAATCGCGCGTCCGATCAAGCGCGAATGCTGTTGCACCCATTCTTCCCAGTCGGCGACGCTGGCGTCCGGCCCCGGACACAGGACATCATCGTCATCACTTGACATGTCGTAAACAGCCGTGATGATGCTTTGCGCTGCGCCGCCGCCGATTTCGCGTGGCCGAAAAACTTTGGTGAGCGGAACGTCCTTACCGCCGACCGTGAAACCAGACACCGGCGTAGTAATCAGCGCCGAGATAACGCCCCGGATTTTGCGAGCGTGATTCCGCGCCGCCATAACGGCATCGTCCCACGACATCGTTGTGAGGTCGTACTCTTCGCGGGTCATCGTCGGGTCGCTCGGGGCTCCGTAAACGATATAGAGTGTGGCAATGTGGTTTTGTTTCATGATTCATCTCCGTAGAGGCCGGGGCGTGCCCCGGCGGGTGGTTGGTCAAGTGTTTTCGCGGGTATGCCAGGGCTGGCGGCGGATGTATCCGTAGTCGCCGTCAGCCTCGGAAAGGGTCAGCGTTTCAATTTCGCCGCTCATGGTTTCCCATTCGTCCAGGGCGATAACCACTCCGGTTACCGCATAATGGCCGCCTTCGCTCTGGGCGATTCTGTATTCCGCCTGCCAGGCATGGATGCGCAGTTCGGCGTTGCTCCACTCGTGGCCGCTGCCGAGGCGGTGTTTTTCGATCAGGAAGGCTTCGATTTTGCGGTAACCGGCCTCAGTGACTTGAGGGATCAGGTCTGCGCCGTCGGCGAAGGCTTTGCGTGATTTGATGTGTGACATATTTACAATCTCCGTAGAGTCCGGCTACTGGCTGGAGGCAGATGGGACGGGGTTGTTCCATAGGTGTAACTATACGCTATTGCGCATAGTCCGGCAAGCCTGTAAAGTTGATCCATGTCAAAAAGTTTCCATTTTGTGCAATTCAGTAAGAGCTTGCCCCCTCCCCAACCCTCTCCCGCAAGCGGGAGATGGGGCAAACCCCCGTCGGCTTCGCCGACACCCCCTTTGGAAAGGGGGCTTTGGAATTAGTTGCTGATCAGCAGTTCGCTGGCGGTGTGGTCGTTGTTGCTGCCGACGGTGTATTTCAGCTTGACTTGTTTAAATTTGAAGCCTTTGAAGATGCGTCTAATCTCCACGTGGTCGTTGAGGGAGAGGATGAAACGGCCTTTGATCGCCGTCAGTTGTGTTGCCAGACGCTCGAAATCGGCGCGCTCGAACAAGCCTTTGCCGTAGTAGTCCTCGCACTGGTAGTAGGGCGGGTCGAGATAGAAAAGGGTGGTGGCGCGGTCGTAGCGGCTGATGAAATCGCCGTAGGGCAGGCACTCGATGATCACGGACGCCAGCCGCTCGTGGACATCATCCAGCATCGGGATCAGCTTCGTGATGTCGAATTTGCCCGGACGGTCAACGTGTGAACCAAACGTTTGGCCGTGGCGTTTTCCGCCGTAGGCAACACGTTGCAGGTATAAAAATCGTGCGCTGCGCTCCAGATCGGTCAGGGTGTTCGGTGGCGTTTTGAGCAGGCGGTCGAAGTCTGCGCGTGTAGTGATCTGGTAGCGCAGCATCTCCAGAAAAGGCGTGTAGTGCCGCTGGAGCACTCTGAAAAAGGTGGCGACATCACGGGAGTAATCGTTGATGACTTCGCCTTTCGCTCTAAACGGGCGGCGCAGAAAAACGCCGCCCATGCCTACGAACGGCTCGGCGTAGGTCTGGTGCGGCACCTCTGCGATGGCGTCGATGATCTGCGCGGCGAGGCGCGATTTGCCGCCAACGTAGGCGGCGACGGGTGAAACGGGTTGAATTTGTTGAAGCATAGCAAGCCTTTCAGTGTTTAAAAAATCGAAAATCTGGTAGGCTTGTCCCGCTGCGACGTCGCGGCAGGGGACTTGCCCGGCTTGCAGGGTATATCTGCATTCTGGGGCTGTGCCGGTGTGTTGACGCACATCGTCACAGCGCCCCTCTCTTGTTTTGTTTATTTCACGGCTCCACCCCAAACCAGCGCAGAATAACAACGCCACCTGTCCCTGCAACGGGTTGTATCGTTCCTGTCCCGCCTTTGCCTCCGCTGCCGTAAGACTTTCCGTTTAAAACGCCGATAACGTTTCCGCCGCCCGCGCCGCCGCCGCTTGCGTCGCCAGCGAATCCAGCCGATCCAGGAATATTCCGTCCAGTGAGATCACCATTAAAACCAAAGATCATCCCACCTTGACCCCCTACGCCTTGAGCGGTGTTCGTCGCGCGCGTTCCTCGATAGCCGCCGTTTACTACAAAATTTGTGCCAGCGCCTCCGATTTGAAATTTTTGAATGTAGGTTTGGCCGCCGGTCGCTCCGTCTGTGGGCGCCGTACCGCTTACACCTGCGTTTCCGCCAGCGCCGACAATGCCTGTGATTATTTCACCTGGCGTAACGTAGCCGATCATGTCGAAAAGTGCACCGCCACCGCCACCACCGCCACCGCAATAACCATTACTGCCACCACCACCACCGCCGCCGCCGCCGCCGCAAAGATCGTACCAAAGCACACGAACACCGGCGGGCACCGTGAATGAGAATGCACCGGGCGCCTCTATGATTTTTGTCTGCCACATCGCGCGCGGCGAAGAAGCAATCGCCGCAACCAGCGCGTTGTACTGCGACAACGCCGTCGCTGCTGATTGCCGAGAGTTCACGGGCGCGTCGAGATTGTCGATTAACGCAACGCGCCCCGGCGTCAGGCGCAGCCAGAGTTGCCGAATGAAATTCTGGGTTTGTGTGTTTAAAAGCATTTTATTGTCTCCTTATGCGCTGATTATGCATACACCCACGCCGCAGAGAGCAGATTGCCATCTGTGGTGTAGGTGTAGGTTTGTGTTCCGATGTTTCGCCATGTCGCGCCGCCGTCTTCGGAGTACGAGAGCGTGGCCGTGTGCAACAGGCCGTTGCTTGCGCCGCTGGTGTAGTAGGTGTATTGCGCGCGCACGCGCACGGCGTTGTCTGCGTTGATCGTCACCGCCTGCGTGGCGTTGTCGGCGACGTAGGTGTAAGTCGGCGCTGACCAGCCGATGCCGCCGTACAGCGCGGCGTTGATGTAGTGGACAAGGTTGTTGTCGCGGATTTTGTCGATGGCGGTTTGTCGCGTCTGCGTGATGTTCGGCGCGGCGACGTCAAAGCGTGGTAGTGGTCTGGTAGTCATGGTTTCCTCTGTTTGTTTTTAACCACAAAAGGCACGAAAGAGCACGAAAGAATGACGGGAAGCAAACCCCCGTCGGCTTCGCCGACACCCTCCCCGATCAAAATCACTTCGGGGACAGGCTCTTTGAAAAGGGGGCTTTTCCTTTTCGTGCCTTTCGTGTTTTTCGTGGTTAAAATCATTTTCAAACTCCGCGTATCGTCCACTCGACAACGCCTGTCACGCGCTTGCCGGTGTTGTCGCGCAGGTAGATGTCGAACTGCATGGTGCCGTTGCTGTTGATCCGGATCGCGCCGCGTGATGGCGTGTAGTCCTCGGTGCCGGTATAAACGAGATCGACAGGCGCATCGCCGACGTAGCCGGAGTACCGCCCCGTCGTTCGCGCGGTGAAAACGCCGGTTGCGCCCACGGTGAGGCGACCACTCTCGACGCGCGGCACGGGGTCGAGCGTAATCAGCGGTTTGCCGGAGAGGGTGTAAGCGCCGACGCTGTTGATGCGGACGCGGGCGTAGCGGGCAGTGCGCTCGGCAACAATGAAGTTGCTTTGCGTGATATACGGCTGCCACGCGCTGCGATCCACGGACAATTCAAGAATGAAATCGGCTGGCCGCATGTTGCCACTGCCATCATCGTGATTGACGAACGCCGCCGACGACGCCCATGCGCCCATCACCGGCACACCGATGTCCCACTCGTGCGTCAGCAGCTCACTCGCGCCCGCAGCGCACGGCACGGCAAACGGAACGCCTGCGAGATCGGCAAAGGTGCCGGTAGCGTCGTCAAGATCGGCGTGACCGTAGTTGATCGCTTCTCCGCGATCCGATGTCCAGTGGTCACGCAGATCGGCCAGCACTGTCCAGCGCGTCGCGTGGGTTGCGCTGGCGACATCGAGCGCGGCGTAATCGACGAAGCGCGCGTCGGTGTCGATGTAAACACGTAACGGCGTCGCCAGCGCGTTGACGGAGTGGTTGCCGACCGAATCCAGCGCCTTGACCATGTAGATGTACAGCCCCGCTTCCTGATCCGGTATCGTGGCGCGGATGATGTTCGTTGTTGCGACAACCTCGCCGGAGAGCCACAGTGTTTCGACCACTGCCGCATCGGAAATGTCTGCGCCCGTATCAGGCGCACGTCGCACCTCATAGGTGATCGGGTCGATGTCGTGCGCCGCTGTCCATTCGAGACGCACGGTGCCGTTCTGGTCGAGGCGCTCGATCCACGCCTCGATGTCCGATGGCGGCAGGTATTTGCCGAGCGCGACGACGGTTGCGGTCGCCCAGGGCGAAAAGAAGGTGCGCGTCTTTGTCGAAACGCGGATCGTGTAGGTTTCGCCCTCGATCACCGGTGGTGATTGGTATCGGTTGATCGGCATGGTCACGCGCTCGACGAGCGCGCCATTGCAATAAAGCTCGATCACATACTCGACGTTGTACGCCCATCCCGTCGGGCGATCCCATGTCGCAAAAAGCGCCGACGCTACGGTGTCCCCGCCCACGGCATCGAAAATACTCAAACGCTCATCGACGATCAGGTTTTCCGGCGTCGGCGGCGACGAGGGGTCGGGCAATGTGGTGTCCGGGTAGGTCGGCTGCGCGCTGACGTTGCCGCTCCACATCTCCGGTTGATACTCGACCGTGTTGAGTTTATATTTTCCGAGACCGATCACGGCAGGCTCGTCAACGATAATAAACGGCTTGCCCTGCGGATACTCAGGGTAGGGGATCGTCACCACATCACCTGCTTCAAACACCAGACCGATGTCGCGGCACTCGACATCGAGTTCCAGATTGCCGAGTTGCAGTTTCAGCAGATGCTCGACGGCAAACCGCTGCGCCTCCTGATATGAGTTGATCATCGGCATGTTGAGATTGCTTTCCGACCAGCGCGTTGTTCCTTCCTGCGTTCCGGGCGCATAAGCGAACGCGGGCGCGTCCTGCGGCGGCTTGATCGTGTTGTCGGAAAACGTGACGTTGATCACCGTCGGCGACTGATCGACGCCGCGACGAATCGGGCGCGGAACGCCAATGATGCCTTTTTCAGCGTTGTCAAAGATGTAAACACTGGCGCGCGGTTTGTCCACCATCATCCGGATCACGCCGTTGGTTTTGTTGAGATAGACGTGCGCCTGAATCCGCAGCAACTCGACAAGCTGGATTGTTGAAAGGCGCTCTTGGATGGCGTAGTTGATCGTCCAGCGTTTCTGGCCGTTGACGAGTTCGTCGCAGTAGTCGGCGGCGGCTTTGACAGATTCCCAGTCGATGGCTTTGCCCCAGCCGTAAAGATCGTTGGAAATGAAGTCCGCCAGCGCCAGCGCCGGATTGCTGTTCCAGTATTTCGCGCCTGATCGCGGGTCGTAGAGCAGCATCCCGCGAATTTTCGCGGTGAGGTTGCTCGGATCGACCTGCGATGTATTCGGTACTTCGATGATCGAATAGCAGCGGCGGTTGAGTGTCGCATTAAACGTTTTGCCCGGCTTTGCGGCCTGATAGGCGGTTTTGAATCCCGCGTCAGGCGTCGTCTGAGTGCCATCGTAGTGCCGCATCACCACATCGTTCGGCAACGGGTTTCCGTTGCTGTCGCAAACTTCTTGCACACCGACCACCGGCCCAAGTGACCACAGAATGCAGAGATACGAGCGGTTGTTGTAGGTCACAGCATCCAGATATTTCGCGCCGAGAAAATAATCGCCATAGACGAGCGGGATCACCGATCCGATCGCGGCGATCGATGCGGTCTGCCATTCGCGGGGAGCGCTTGGCGTCGAGGCGTTGACGATTCCGGCAGTGCTGCCGCCGCCGAAGTTGTTGGGCGGGACGATATAGTCAGAGAATAAATTTCCGCCCGGTAATTTTGGCACAGGGATGGCGTTTGGTGTATCAATGTAGCCCGGATCGCCAGGGCGGAAGCCGGTGTCTGTTGATCCCGGCGGCGGAATCCAGGGCGCGGCATCGGCGGACGTCGATTTGAAATACACGGCTACACCTCCACCAGTTCCACCGTGTAAGTGCGCCGGAAGCGCTTCGGCTCTGCATAAGTTGGGCGCTGTTTAAATTTCCACACGCGCGGCTGGCCGTCCATCTCAAAAATAAATGAGGTGTACCTGTTCGCTTCGTAAAACGCTGTCAGTTGCGTCCAGTGCTTTTCTTCGATCCACGAGTGGATGAGCCGGTAATTGTATTTTTCGTTTTCGTGGGCGAGGGTTGTCGCCACCGTGCCGTCGGTCGTCGTGACCGTGCTGCGCCCGTCGCGCAGCGAGACAATGCCGCTGGCGCTGCCGATGGGGATGTTGGGATAAACCGGATAGCTCATGGTCAGAGGTCAGGGGTCAGAAAAACCATTTCACGCGAAGCCGCGAAGGCGCGAAGAACAACAAACCCCCGTCGGCTTCGCCGACACCCCCTTTGGAAAGGGGGCTTTTCGTTCCTTCGCGGCTTCGCGTCTTCGCGTGAGAAATTCTTTGTGTTCTCTTTTCGATCTTGCTGTTAAAAACAAAAATCATGTCCTTATCCCCATCAAGGTGATTTTGCCCTGCCCGAATTTGATCACTGCGCCGCCGGGAAGCGGGTCGGGATAGTCGGCAGTCGTCACGCGCTCGCGCGGCGAAAAAAGATGCGCGCCATCGTCGGCGGCGATGTTGATTTGCAACGTTCGCGCATCATTGGCGCTGATCTGCGTCAGATCGGCGAACGCATCGAGGATCAGCACCGGAGAAACCGAAAAATTAAACGTCGGCGCATACCAGATTTTGATCGGCGCGCCGACGATGCCGGAGGCCAACATCGTCGCCATCAGCGCATGATCGGGATCGGAGATCACGAGTGTGCCCGTCTTGGCGTAGGGCGTTTGCGCTTGCAGTTGCACCGAGACAAGCTCGCCGCGCGTCCACAGTTCGCCCTGCCACACGACTTCTCCCCATGAGCACAGGCGCACAGGCACATGCAGGTCGATCTGCACCAGCATTCCGGCACGGGTGGCGTCAGAGTGCTCTTGCAGCAGCGGAAAAAGGTGGGTTAATGGGCGCATGACTTAAAACCCTTTAACCACGAAAAACACGAAAAGCACGAAATAAGCGTCATTGCGAGCGGCCTTCAGCCACGAGCGCAGCGTGGCGGGAAGCAATCCAGAGAATCCCCATCCCCACCCCAGCCCTCCCGACCCTCTCTCCCGACCTCTCTCCCACATGGGAGAGAGGAGGGAAACGCCTCCCCTCTCCCCGTCATTCCCGCGAAAGCGGGAATCCAGCAGCACGAGGGGCAGGGGGAGAGGGATGGAAGGGGAGGGAGTTGTCTTTCCTTCGCGGCTTCGCGGCTTCGCGTGGAACAAACCCCCGTCCGCCTTCGGCGGCCACCCCCTTTGGAAAGGGGGATTTTCGTGCCTTTCGTGTTTTTCGTGGTTAAACATTTAATTTAACTCCGACGCCCGAATCTTTTGTGTTTTCTGTTGCGATGCCGCCGCCTGCTCTTGCAGCGACATCGCCAGCGCATACAGCGATCCCGCTGCCGCGCTCATGGCTGCCGCCGAATGACTGCCTGCCTGCTGCTGCATCGCCGCGGCACGGGAAACGGCTTCAACAAAAGATTCCGCCGACGATCCCACCGATTCCCCGAACGATTCGCCGCTCGACGCCTGCTGCTGCGCCGCCTCCTTGATCAACTGGTGGGCGGCGATGAAAGCGGCGTCGGGATCGTTGTCGAGCAGCAAAGGCTTGGTGTCAAGGCTCATGCTGTTTCGAGCTTCGTTGAGCGCAGTTGCCGCATCGTTAAGTTCTTCGAGCCCGATCATGATCGGCTTCTTGATGTCTCCCATGATTTCTTCAATGGGCTTCAGCCAGCGTTCGCCCACCGGATCATCAATATCAGGCAGATCTCTTAAAACAACATCATAAACGTCTGCTCCGAGTTGTTTGGCAACATCCAGAATCGCCTGCGCCAGTGTGTTTCCAGCGTCGACGATGTTTTTCTCTGCGGCGTCAACGCCGGTGTAAATGTCGATGAGTGTGCCGATGCGATCATCTTTACTCGCCTGCAACTCATCGAGCTTGCGCAGATATTCTTCTCTGCGCGCCCTTTGCTCGTCCGCCGAGAGCAGGCTCCATGCCTCGCCCATGTTTGACGTGATGCGATCAAAAAGCCGCTGGATTTCTGCTGGGTCTGTCGCATTCTGAAACTCGATGTAGGCCGCGTCGGCCTCTTCTTTTAGCCTGTTGTATTTTTCTTGATCCGATAGCCCGCCGAATTCGATCGTCCGGCGCAGGTCGCCAATGGACTTGTCCATCGCCCTCGACATCTGCTCGATCGTTCCGATCACGGCGTTGAATGCCGGCCCCAGTTGCATCAGTTGCAGCGCCATCTGCCGCCCCGATTCGGTGCTCATGTCCATCGATGCGACAAGTGCGCGGTATGCCTCGATGGACGACGGTATCGGCGTCTCGATGTCGGCAAACGCATTGCGCAACACCTCGGCGGCGTCGCCGAACTTGTCCGATTCGGAGGCGAACGCATCCCAGAATGAGGCCATCAACTCTGCCAGCGGCTCGATGCCTCCCGCATCATCGACAAGCGCCTGTCTGTCGGCAGCGCCATCGAGGCCGACGCCCTCGAAGTTGATGCCGGTGATCCTCGCCAGCCTGTTCGTTGCCGTGAACGTGTCGGTCAGTCGGGCAATCGTTTCGTAGATCAACTCGCCCTTGTCGGCGACCGCTTCAAAGTCAGCCTCGGTCAAGCCGGTGACGCCGAATATCCGTTGCTGCACGCCCTTGATATCGTCGAGGACGCGCAGCGAATGGAAAATTTTTCCGATTTCGGCCTGAAACTCTTCCGGGTCAAGGTCTTTCAGGTCTGTAACGTATTCGCCCCAGCCTTCGCGGATCGATTCGACCGCCGTCGTCGCCATCTCGCGGAAAATGCGGACAGTTTCTGCCCTGAGTTTGTCCTCTACATCGTCCCACTTGCCGCTGGTCAACACCACACGGATATTCTGCGACCAGTCCTCGCCGAACACATCTTCAAAACTCTTGCCAAACTCTTTCAGGAAATCGGAAACATCCCTCGGAATGCGTCCGATCGTTTGATCGATCAGCATGCTCATCCGGCGATCCATCGGAGCCTTCTCGGTGCCGCGCCGGTTTCGCCGGAATAATCCGCCCTGCTGGAACCAGTCCTGGAACATCTCTCCTTCGAAGCCACCCATCGTTAGCGACCCGCTCACGCCGCCCTCTCTGGCCTCTGGTTTCTTATAACCGAATACCCGCGTCCACAGCGCCGATCCGGTAAGCAGCGACGCGATGCGTCCGCTGAAACCGATGTTTTGCAGCAGCTTGTCCAGTCCAAGCTGGATCGCGCCGTTTAAAAAAACGCCGCCGAGAACACCGCCGGAACCGAGCAGGCCGGAGATGATGGCGTGCTTCCCAAGTTCTTTGACCATATCGTTGCGTTGGCCGTCAGGCTGCCAGCCCTGACCATACAGCTTGTCGTTCGCGGTCATCGCCGCGATGATCCAGCCGATGTAGGGGATCATCCTCATGAACGACGCGGCACCGCCGGACAACTGTGGCGCGATCGACATTTGTCCTGCTGAGTTAAATACCGGCCCCATTTGAGAAAGGCCAAGCGTTTGCCCCATGCCGGAGGTGGCAAACATCTGAAATATGTTCTGGAACTGGCCAAAAATTCCCGTGAAGCCGTTGCCTATCGTTTGCATAAACGATTTGCCAGCCACGTTTCCGCCGCTACCGAACATCGACATGAAGCTGGAAAAGAGATTACTCCCGGAGCCGCCACCTCCACCCATCAGCGAACCAAACAAATTCAGCCCGCTGTTGACGGTGAACTCGACTATCGGGCGAAGAATCATCGTCTTGAAGAGATTGACAGCCGCGTCTCGGAAGTTTTCGAGAAACCCTTTACCATTCTCAAACCCGCGCATGATCGCATCGGTCAGGGTCTGGCTGATCTGCTCGGCAGCTTTCTTGCTGCGATCGACCATGTCGTCAAAGGCTTTTTTGACTTGGGTCTTTTGATCGAGTTGCTTGTAAACGTTGATCAGCCGCTCCTGTTGCTCGACCGCAGTTTGAAGCACCACCCACGCGCGTTGTGTTGCGATGGTGTTATCTATCGTCGCCTGCTGGAGTTTGAGCTTTTCCAGCGTCAACTCGGCAACTTGCACTTTGGTCAACCCGAAAAGCTCGTTTTCCTTTTCGACCTGCTCCAGCTCGCGCTCGATGGCTTTCTGCACATCATCAAACGTTTTGAAATAGGCGGTCTTCGCCTCGTTGACCGCGTTGAGAGCGTCAAGCTCAAGTTTGAGCAGGCGATTTTCTTCCGCTTTTTGCTTGAGTCCAAGCGGCGTTTTAGCGTATTCCTCCGCTTTCAGTGCGTTGTACTCCGCTTGCGTGATGTTCAGCTTTTTCCCATTGACAATCACGCCCGACAAAAGCTGGTCAAGCCCTTTGAGCATGTTGAGGTACTCGCCTGTCAGCCCGTCGCCCCGCTCGATTTTGAGCGTGGCCTTTTTGTGAATGGACTCTAAAAACTTGCCCCATTCGTCAGCCGCGCTTTTCGCGGACTCGGATAAACCTTTGCCCATCGCTTTGGCTTTCGTCGTCACAGTATCGGCAGCGTCGCCGAGTGCGCTGATGGCGTCTTTCGTTCCGTTCGTGGATTTTTTGGCCTGTTCTTGCGCGATTTCGTAATCGGCCATGTCGTCAGTGATCTGGTTGATCGCCGACAGATTTGCAGCAAGCTCTTTTTTCAGCCTGATCTGCGCTTCGGCAAACGTTTCCGTTTTCGCCGCAGATTCCAGATACTCATCTGCATACGCTTTCAGCGCGGCAGCAGCACCGTCCATCTTGGGTATTTTTTCCAAGCCTGCGGCGATTTTTAACAAGAAGTTTCCGAACACCGTTTGGAATCCGGCCACCATTTCCGTGAAAGCCGTTTCGATTCGCGCCCAAACGAGCAATACGCCGTATTTCAGGTGTTCAAAAACTTTCAGCAAACCGTTGACAAGCGCGATTCCGGCAAGACGAACCTCAATGAACCGTTCGCGCAACAACGTGCCAATCTGCCATCCTGCGACGGCGGCAAAGAGTACGCCGAAGCCGAGCTTCACCGCGTTCACGTTTTTGATCGACGCGAGCAACCCCGCGTTGTTCACTGCATGGTAGGCCGCTGCCGCCACTTTCAGCGCAGCGTAAGTAACGACCATCGTTCCGAGGGCGTTGTTAAGCGTAAGCGCGGCCTCGCCTGCGCCGAAGAACATCTCGGCGGTCTCCGAGACGATCCCGTAAACGGACAGCAGTAATCCTTCAATGATGAGAAGCGCCGCTTCCACCGCGCCGCTCTTGACCGCCCAGTCGGCGACGTCACCAACAATCTTGGCGACGACCCCGACCAGTTGCTTGGTGATGTCCCACACCCGACCAACCTGCGCGGCGATGCCGGACAACGCTTCTTTATTGTCATTGATCCACCCGGACAACCTGATCGCCCCATCCATCAGCCCGGTCATCATTCGCCCGATCACGTCTCCAACGCTGCCGAGGGCGCCGTTTAAACCGTTGATGAGCGGCAACAGCTTTTCGTTGACTTCGCGCGTCTTGACATCAAACATTGTGTCAAAGACCTTGTTGCCCGCGTCCTTGATCGCGTCTTGCAATTTCTGGGTGATGCCGCCCGAGAACTCTTTGATGATTTCGCCAAGCCCGGCTTTCATTCCGCTCCATGAGCGGCTGGCCATCTCCGCAGAGATCGCAAACATCCGAGTGCGCTTATCCAATTCCTCGGCGAGTTTGCCCGCTTTCGACCACTCATCCACCAACTCTTTTGTGATGCCGAGCGCGCGGTGCATCTGATGCTCTTGACGCATCGTGCCTTGCAGGATCGCGCGCACCTCGTTTTCCACCATCGACATCGGGATCGCCAAAGCATTGGCGACCTGCGTCATCGACACGGTGAGCTTTCGCGTGTCGTCGATGGACATGTTCAGCGCCTGCGCTGGCGCGAGGATGCCTTTGAACACTGTCACCAGCTCGGAGAATTCAGCGGTGGTGTTGACGCCTTCGAGTTTGAGTTTTCGGAGTTGCTCGTTCGAGATGTGCAGCGCCGCGTTAAAAGCCTCCTGCCCGTCGAGCACCTTCCCTGTCGCGTCGCGCAGTTCGTTCTGCGCAGAGATCATCGCGGCCATGCCGATCCGCGCATCTTCGATCTGCGAGTTAAACGAGATTCCTTTTTTCAGCGTCGCAAAAATGCCGATGGCCGACGCGGCCACACCGATCAGTTTGCCGATGGTGCCGGTCAGGCCGTCAAAACCTTTGGCGGCGGCGCTGGCCGCGTCGCCGGAGGCGCGAACGCTCTTGCCTGTTTTTTCGCTTGTGTCGCCCGCGCCCTTTGCTGCCCCTTGAAATTCCTTCCACGAGCCGGTGGCAGCACCGACCTGCTGGACAAACAACTTTCCGTCAGCGGTGATTTTGAGTCGGAATTCGTTGTTTGCGCTCATCGCGTTGCCGTTGCAGTATCTCGTTTAATTTGTTCTTTGCTGCCGCCTCCATCAGCAACAACTCATCGGCGACCAGGTCGATGTTTTCCGCTTTGCGGTGCTCCAGTAATTTAAGCGCCAGATCAATGTCGCATCCGAGGTAATAGCCGCCGGACATCCCGATATCGAGTCGCCAATGGTTGGCGAGGCGAAGAAACATCGAGATGGTTTCGGCTTCATCAGCGTCAACCTCAAAGTCGCCGTTTTCCTCTTGCATCGCCTCATAGTCAGCGATGACTTCCGGCGGCGCTCCTGCGGCGCGGAGCGCATCGATGGTCGGCTGGTAGTCCGTGTAGTCATCGAGATGCTCCCGCGCCCAGTGGATCGCCGCCGCCGTTAAACGTTTTTTCTGTCGCGCCCCGAGCAGCCGATCAGCCACACCCGGAAAACCTCGAACATCGCGCCCGGTAGCGCGTTAAACAGTCGTTCGCGGTTCTCGCGGTTGAATTCCAGCGGGCCGTTGTCGTCAACGACGTCCCATCCCGTCCAGACCTTTTCCAGCGCGGACATAACGACCGCCTCGCCCTCTGCGTTGCCGCTAGAGTTACTCAGTGCATCCTGTACTTCCTGCACCTTGTCTTTTGACCAGCGCACAAAGTCGCAGTTGATTGCCACAACGTCGTCAGTGCCCTTTGCGTTGGAGACGTACAGCGTGACCTTGCGTTTAAAAGTGTTTGAAACGTTCGAGATATTAAAAGACATTTTTGCTTCCTTTCTGTTTAAAAAAAACGATTCCTATTAACCCCATCCCCACCCCAACCCTCCCCTTGAAGGGGAGGGGGTTACGGTGCATGATTCTGACTTCTGACTTCTGACATCTGACCCCTGACTAGCTGACCGTAATCAGCATGTCGTCGTTGCCATCTTTAATCAGCGGGATGATCGTCGCCGTGTTGGTCAGAATTTTGCTGTTGTCGCCGTACTCTGCCGATGTCAGAATCGCGTCCGGGTACGCCATCTCGATGATGTTCCCCGGCTCGTTGCCGTGCGTGTAGATCACCTCACCGTGCGTTTGTTCGCGCACATGCTTGTAAAGATCAAACTCCGCGACAGGACGCGCTTCATACTCGACCGTCGATGTCGGTAGCCGGTCGGAGATCACGATCTCGTCGTGATTGACCCACTCAGGCTTGACCACTTCGGTTTGCGTATCGCCTGTGAGGCTGCGCACGATCGCCGTCACCATCCCGAAAATGTTGACAAGCCCGGTGAACGTCGGAATTGCAGCGCGTGGCTTGATCCACTTGCTGAAATCGGCGTCCGGCGGCATCAACTGATCTTCGACAGGGTTGAACTTGCCCGTGAAGCTGAAAGAAAACGTCGGCACTTTTTTGGCTGTGAAATCCCACGTCACCGTGCCGCGACATCCGGTGCCTTTGTGCAAGATGCCGTCCTTGTTGACGTAGATCGTCAGGCTCTCGATGTTTTTGCTGATCGGGTTGTAAATCACCGACGTATCGGGAATAACCGTCTCCGCCCATCCGCAGCCGCGCATCAAAACGCCCCAGGGCGGCACCGCGCCGGGTTCGCCGCCGCCGACGATATAAACCTCGCCGGTGAGCCGCATTTGCTCGGAAACAACGATCTGCTGGTTGTTGCCGAAAGTAGGCTTTTTATAGTCGAGACTTGCCGTCTCGGTTTCATAGGGCGTCAGTTGTACATTCGCCATCCTGATCGCGTTCAGCGCCGCCGTCGGATTCGCGTCGTCGCCATAGGCGCTTTCGATCTTGGCGAGGATCAGCTCGACTTGTGAGGATTTGCTCATGGCGCTTTACTCCTTTGCTGCGGTTTGATCTTGGGTCTTCTCCCCTCTCCCGCTTGCGGGAGAGGGGCGGTGGTTTGCGCCGGTCGGTGGATGGCGGCCTGCGGCCTTATCCACCCTACGGATCACAGCCGGTTTGGTTGGCGCTTGCGTTTGCACCAACGCCCCGTCTTTGACGATGTAGCTCCCGCCGCCGTTTGGCAGCGGAGGGCGCGTTACTTTTGATGTGGTCTGTCCAGACATTTTTTCCTCACTGTTGGTCTCATTGTTGGCAAAGACGAGAGGCCGAAAACTCATCAAGCCAGTAAATACATTGATCGTCGTAGCTCTCGCGCATCCCGCGCCTGAACCGAAACTCGGTATGCCCGTTCGGCGGCAGCCAGCCGACCATCGCGCTGTAAACCTTGAGCCGTAGCGGCTCCAGCGATTCCAGCGCCGCCGCGCCTCTGGCGTCCTTGACGTTTCGCGCCACGATGTAAATCTGAAACGAATCCTCAATCAGTTCGTCGGCGGCGTTGATGTTGTTGTCGCCGATGCTCTGGCTGGTGGCGGGCATCACATACGCCGCCGGCACGTTCTGCCGAAGGTTTTTCACCGTCGCCAGATCGGCGGCGACGCCGACAAATCGAAAAGCGTCGATCGCCTTGATCCGCTCAACCACATCGGCAACATGAATCAGCACCGCGCCCATCAGTAATCCCTCAGGCTCGCGCGATCAAACCGTCGCGGCGCGGCGGTCATCAAAACGCGCCCCGTCGATCCTGCATCAGCGATCTCGTCGCCGAGATTGTTTTTGCCGTCGCGCACCGCTTCGAGAAACTTGATCGCGTCCGTGTAGCGTATTCGAACAGATTCAATCGCCGCATCGTCGTAAAGCCGGTAACGCGCAATGTCGCAGCAGACGCCGATCAAGCGCAGCGGCGGATTGTTTAAAAGCGTATGGCCGTAGCGTTTGCTGATATAGCTGTCGATCTCAGATGTCGCATCATCCAGCGCGAGATTCAGCACCTCATCGTTGATGAGGTCGCCTGTTTCGCTGGTGATGAGGATGATTTCCCTCTCACCAAACGCCTTGATCATCTGCTCGCGGGTCGCGTAAAACGGCACGTCGGCTCCTTAAGCGGGCGGCAGGTTGCCGCCACTACGGGCTTCTTCGAGCGCCGCCTCGGCTTTTGCGAGACGCTCTTTGGCTTTGTTCACGGCGGTCGTGCGCACGCCTTTCTGGTTCGGCGCGGCAGCATCCAGCGCCGCATGCGCTTCATCGAGCGCCTTCGCGGCGGCCTCGACTTCGGCTTGCAGGGCGGCGAGTTTCCCTCCATCCCCTTCAATCTTGCTCCCCTCTCCCGCTTGCGGGAGAGGGGCAGGGGGAGAGGGCGGGAGTTCTGATGGCGCAGCGGCCTTGTCCTCGACGACGACGATCAACCACTTCGCCAGCAACGGCGCGGCGGCTGCGTCGTCAAGAACGATCTGCGAACCCGGCGCAACACTGCCTTTACTCGTCCGCAACACTGTGCGCGTTATGTACGGTTTCATGTGTCGCCTCCTTACAGCGTGATGCCGGTAATCAGCACACCCGCTGAATCGCTGGTCATTTGAGGGCTGCGCTCGTCGGAAACGCCGTAGATGTCTGACCGCGCACTGTAGTCGTGCCACGGTTGCAGCACAGACGGGCGACCGTTTTGACGGTACGTGTAGCCATACGCTGGCATTTCAGCCGCCGGAGAATCTGGCACATAAGCGAAAACGATGTCGCTCCCCCAAATGCGCGAGAAATCCGCGTCTGGATCGTCGATGTTTTCAACGTAGTTCGCTTCACCGATATGTACGCGCGGGATGTCAAGCGCCTCCCGAATCTGTTCCAGCGTAACGATCACCTTCCCGGCTTTTTCTGCGGCGTTAATCAGCGTCGGGTGATTCTTAAACGCTTTCAGCGCTCCCGGGCCGACAATGGCGACGTTCGGATTCACGCCGATTCGCGCGGAGACGGCTTCTTTTGCTTCTTCGGTGAGTTCGCGCACGTTGATGTTTGTAAACGACCCGGACAACGCAATCACGTTGCTCGGATGGTAGTTATCAGGATTTCGCGCAATCTTCGCGTGCTCGTGCTCAAGCCCAAGCAGCAACGCCTTCCACGCCGCCTCGACATGTCGCTTTGCCAGGTCGATGTCGGCAAATTGTTGAGCGTCCCGTTTGTCCTCTTTCGGAACTTTCGCGTCGAGGTCATGCAGTTCGAGCGCGAATGGCTCGGCTTCGTAGCCGACGCTCATTCTCTTGGCATCGGCGCCACGCGCACGCAGCGTTTCGTAGAGAACGAACGCCTCTTTGCCGAACTTGATGACCTTCCCCTGCGCCGGAGCCGGAACAAAAGGGAAAAGATGTTGGCCAACAAACGTGTGGTTTGTGTAGCCGCGAACGACCGTTGACAAAATGGGGTGAATCCCAAGAGCAACCTGATCTTTATTAAGCATTTTTTGTTTCCTTTTTTCAGCTTTGGTTAGCGCGGCAACAACACCGCTTCAATACGCGTGCCCGCCGTCCCGTTACGGTTCGCTCGCGCGAAGCCAGCGTCTCCAGCGGCCTTGCGAACCTTACCTGTGCCGTCCGGCTCCAGCAGATCACCGGCGACAACGGCCTCTGTAATAAACACCTGCGATGACCCGAGCACCGCGACAGCAACCGTGTCATTGATCGCTGCGCTGGTTTGCGCAACACCTTTGACAACACAGGAGTCGGTTGCCAATTTGCCGTCGTAGGTTACCGGCGCGTATTCTGTGATCTCCGTCGTCGCAACGACGGTATCAACCCAAACGGGGCGTGCTTGCATGGTTATTTCCCTCCGACCGCCTTAACAGCAGTCCAGTAATCGGTTTTGTTTTGCGAGGCGTAAGCCTCGGCCTTGTTGTGGATATCGAGAAGCTCTCTGTCCACAGAAACGCCATTCGGTGCTGCGAATGCCACAGGAGCCGCAGCGCCAGGAACCGGCTGCTTCGCCGCTTCGCCAAGCGGGATCGACGGCTGCAGCCGCTCAAGGAATCCCTTGAACCACTGCACGCTGTTGACTTTTGTAGCGGCTTGGCAGCCAAACGCCACGAACTCAACTTCCGAATCATTCGGCAGCGCCAGCGCGAATTCGATCGCGCCCGCCGCCTCGGCAGCGGGAAGCTTGCCTTCCGCTTTCAGTTTTTCGGTGAGCGCCGCGAATTCGGCGCGCCTTGCCTCGCGGGCGGCGGCTTGTTGTTGCTGTTGCAGCGCGGCGTTTTCAGCGCGCAGCCGTTCTAACTCTTTCTTTTCTTGATCGGACATTTCTTGATCCTCTGGTGGTTGTGGTGTAGTGGTGGGCGCTGCCGTTGTCACCGACGAAGCTTCAGCGCCAGCGTCAGAAAGGAGGGAAGACCCGCTGGGAGCAGCGCCCGTAGCCGTGAAAGTCGTTTCGTCCTGCACGCTCTCCGCGCCCGCCTGACGGTAAAGATCGGCGATGTAATACTCAGGGATCGCGGCGTCGGCTTTTTCTGCGCCGAACTGGTCGATCAAAAAGTCGCGCAGCCGAGACAAAATCGCGCCGAAACCAGATGGCGTGAGCGCGTAGGAAAATTCCACCACGCCATCGTTGCCTCCAGACCAGGTCACGGGTTTGAGACCAGGCACCGCCGGAGCGGCAGCACCGAGAAACCCCCAATGCCTTGGGTACCAGACGCCCGGCTTTGGATTGCTGGCCTCGTTCGGCCGGAAGAAGGCCATCGAAATTTTGCGGTACGCCTTGTTTTTTACCAGCGACGCAAATTGCGGATTCACGTCCTCGGCCTCGGCGACCAGTTTATCGCCGACCCGTTTAAATGATTTGACCCAGCCATACGCGGGCGCATCCGTGGCCGGATGGCCGACGACGATGGGCGCGGGCGCGTTGACCGGATCGTAAGATGCCGCGATCTGATCCAGATCGGCGGCGGAATAAGAAAGGCGCTCACCCGTGGAGGTCGTGTGCGCGCCAACCCGGAATACCTCGCAGGGAGGCAACGAGGCGTCGGGAGCCGTTGGGGCTTTTGCTTGGTTGGAGGTTTTTTGGGTGTCGGTCATGGCTCGCATTCTGCGAGCCAGCGGCGAAGAATTGCCTGCGAAGGATTTCGTATGCAGGAATCAGGGATCAGATGTCAGATGTCAGATGTCAGATGTCAGAAATCAGAGGTCAGAGGTCAGAGGTCAGGGATCAGAAACCCATTAACCACGAAAAACACGAAAGCCACGAAAGGTAGGGTAAACCATTTTGCCGACGTCGGGAAAATGGTGGCAAACCAGCCAAAAACCGGCGTCGGCGCAAAACCGCGCCGAGCACCGGCCACGACAACCCCCGTTTAACCGTGTTTAAATCGGCGCAGGCTAATTTCTACGGCGGGAGGTGCGGGGTAGATACGTCAATCCGATTTTAAACGCCCCAAAACGCCGATTTGGCAATGCCCCCCTTTTGAAAGGGGGTGCCGCCAAAGGCGGCGGGGGTTTGCCCTGCCATTCCGAGCAACGCCTCGATATGGTCAGCCGATGGCCTCGTCCACGCGCCGCGAGATGCTCAACATGATCTCGTCCCAGCCCTCGTCCGTAACAACGAAGTACGGACGCGCTGGGATCGTGGCCGCGTGATTGCGTCCAGCTTTGCCGCCAAACTGATGGATGCGGCCATAGACCTTGTTCGTCCTCACCTCGGCGTAATCCGCGCCAAAATCGGCAGTAATCGAGCTCAGAAGACCGCCTTGCTTGTCCTGGAGTATCTTGCCGCCCCGCCGATCCGGTCGGCGCTTGAGCGTGCTCTCGGCCAGCGGCGTCCATGTGTCCGGTCGCCCCTGCGCGTCAAAATTCTTCATGGTCTCGGCGCGCAGGGTCTCGGAGATTTCCAGCATCATCGACGACCCGCCCGATCCCGCCACATCCCGCAGCCGTTGTAAAGCGTGCGTAATGGCGTCATCACCGGTGATTTCGATCTTCATGGCTTGCTATCCTCGCATTTGCATGGCAAAATTTAAACACACGGTCGGACAGCAGAAAGTCGCTACGCTGCCAGTCGTGGGGATCGGGAAACCGTGAACTAGACGATGAGGGATTCCGGTGAAAGCCCGGGGCGGCGCCCCTCCCGACCGTGACTTCATTTTATCTTTCCCCATATCAGCTTGTACGCCCTCGAATCTTCGAGGGTTTTTTTATCCTTGATCTCGCCGCCTGTGATGATGATGTTCATGGGCGTTTTTCTTCTTTTCCCGAGATCATCAGCGACCTGTACGCGGTAATTGATATCCACGACCACTTTCTTTTTTCCGTCCCCGCTTCCTTCGGAGACAAGAAAGAGCGTTGGCGTGGCAGTTCCCACGGTAGCAAGATCGAGAAGTATGGCTTCTGTTTCGCTTGTTCTTGCCGGGAGGTTTTGCCAAAACTCCGCAGGCAAGGGGTTCTTTTTATCGACCCTTCTGCCATGCGCAATCTGGCGGTCTTGTGCATGTATAACAGCGGACGGCGGGATAATTTTTTCCCCGGCAAGCGCGGCGATCGCCGCTGGCGGGATCGTGTAAACAGGGAAGCATGCGCCGGTCGTTTTTCTGAGGTCAAGAGCCGTCGCCCACTTGTTGTAGGCGTCGTTTAGCTCCTTAACCGCATTTCGTTTTCCAAGAATGTCGGAGCCTGCGACGGCCGCAATCGGCGGAGGCGCTGTCGCGGCCTTCCCAAGCGCCCAGGGCGTCAGGCCGCCGCTGCCGTCTTTTGCCAGCATCGCCTGATTCCCGTTCCACCCCGGATCGGTGCTAAATGCCCGCTGCATCCCGGGCAGCCTGACCGATGTCCGGTCAAACTCGTTCCCGTTGCGATCCTCCGACGTCCAGTGCGCGGTGTATTTTTTTGAGTCGGTGACGGTCAATCCGTCCCTGTCGATTTCCCGCTGCGTCAATGCCCGCACCGTGCAGCGGCAGCCGAAACCGTTGGGCGGCCAGATGTTTTTCCAGATCGGGTCATCGTGTTTAAAAATCGCGCCGTCGAGTGCTTGATGATCCGGGCGCGTGCGCGAATCGCCCACGGCGCGGTAAAGCCAATAAGGGCGGTGTTTCGCGTTGGCGGCCATGCTATCGTGGCGCCCCGCCATGTACGCGCTTTGGAGGTTCGAGCGGTAAATCGTTTCCAGTCGGCGCGGGCTTCCGAGTTGTTCTTTGCGAATTTCGCCGGTGTCGAGGTCGAGAGATTCTTTTCGTCCCCACCAGCCCAACGCCTGTAGCCTCGGCGTCAGCGTTTTTTTGAATTCATGAAACGTTGTGCCCTCGCGCATCGCGCGTTCCACTTCGCCGCGTATCGTGGTCAGCACATCCATCTCCGTCACTTTGGCGACCGTGAACGCCCGTGCATGCGTTTGTTCGCGCACGTCGTGCCAGTCCCATGAGATCGCGTAGCCCTTAGAGCGGAAATACCGTATCGCCGCCTCCGGCGGCAACCCGAACACAGCGGAGAGTTTGACAGGATCGGCCATATTCGTAGGGACGGGTTTCAAACCCGCCCTTGTTCATTCGCCGAAATGCGTCCATAGGTTTCCGCGACAAACATCGCGCGACCCAGCGCCGTTTCAAGCGCGTCTGATTTCATCAACGGCATCGCTTCGTCGAGTTTCTGCAACGCCTCTTCGTAGTTGCCCGCGCTCATAATTAAATCGACAACAGGCTGCAACATCTGCTGCGCCTGCGCGTTGAGCGCCACCGGCGGCAACGCAGCGATCATTTCATCCAGCACCGCCTGATGCGGGTCGTCCGAGGCAAACCCCCGTCCGCCTTCGGCGGCCACCCCCTTTGGAAAGGGGGCTGCAAATTCTGATCCCTGTAGGGGCGAATGATTATTCGCCCCTACCTCCCATCCATCTCCATACGTCCGCGTCACATAATCCAGCGTAGGCCGAAACCCCATATCAAAAATCGTCTTGTCCCGCGTCGCTCGCGCGTTTAAATCCTCACTCTCTTCATACTGCCGCCAAACCCTGGGCGGCATCGCGCCCGGCGTGTTGAAATCCACGATCCATTGCACCAGCGATTTGTTGATCGTCGCCGAAAGAAGATCGCCGTCGCCGCGCGACAGTTCGAGCCGCACTTCGTTTCGGATCAACGACGCCGCCGCCAACGCGCCACCGGCGTCACGCGATCCGCCACTCTCGCCGAGGATCGCCTGCTGGATCATCTCATCGCAGTAGCGGAGCAAATCCTCATAGGTGGTTGCACCACTGCCCGACCGCGCCGCCTCTAACAACTTGACCTGCACGCTCTCCGGCAGCACGATGGAGGCGTCCTGCGAAATCCGCGCCAGCCTGTTTAAAAATTCCTCTTGTGCGTCCTGCGCCGTACCCGGCGGGAACGACCCCATCACCGTCGGCGCGCCGAATTTCTCGGCGAAGGTCAACCAGAATTCCATCCCCTCGCGTTTGAACCACACCGGCCAGTAAAGCCTCGTGCCGAGACCGAGGCCGTAGGGGTTACCGTCTTTCGCACCCACGCTGTGCACGATGAATTTTCTCTCTGGCAGTTCTTCGCCGGTCAGCATGTGCGTTTCCGTCAGCAGGCGCAAGCTGCCGTCCTCGGCGAACACAAAGCGCCGCTGGTCGCGCGGGATCAATTCCGTCACAACGGTTTCGCCGCCGTGGTTGTCCCACATGATTTCGGACACCGAGTAGCCTTTGAGCAGCGCGTCGAGCAACTGGTAACAGGCATCGTCAAAATTAAACGCTGTCAGTTGCGCCCGCACTATGTCGGCGGCGCGCACGTCGAGCGCGTCCTCGCTGGCGGGATCAACCTGCCACTCACGCGAGATCACCGCCATCTTGCGTTTTTGCAACGCCGCAAAAACGCAGGTGTCGCGTTCCAGCTCGTCGTAAATCCAGATGCCGGAGCCGCCGCCGCGTGAGGCCAACGTCGCGTCGTTGGGCTGGATCACACCGCCCCAGGGCTTGTTCCACACACAGCGCTGCCGCGACGCGATTTCGTTTCGCTCCGGCGTCGGCTTGTTTAATTTTTTCATCATGTCAGCACCTTAAAAATCAAAACCTTTTGACCACGAAAAACACGAAGAACACGAAATGTTTTTTTCGTGCCTTTCGTGGTTAAAAAAGTTTTTCAAAACCCATACCTGTTCCGCTTCGTTCGCGCCGCCGTCAACGGCAAAGCAAAGCTCGCACCCGCAACAGCCAGCGTCCACAGCATGTGCAGCGCATCCGGCCCGTCGTCGTGGTCGGCCATCGGGTAGTGGCGAAGCTGCTCCAGCAGCGTCGCCTGTGTGTGGTGAAAGCGGATCAGTCCGTTGGCCACATGAGGCTGCAACGACTCGATCCGCAGCGCCTTGTCGGCGTGCGGGATCACTGCCTGAGCCGGAACTGGCATGCCGAGCGCCGCGGATCGCTTGACCAACTCTGTCCTGAAAAACTCCTGAAACTGCACCGATTCGATTGCCCATACGATGCACTTATATTCCTTGTGGTGTTTCAGGATGTCCGCGATGATCGTGTCCGGCAGCCTCTTTCGGATGTCGGCCTCGACCACGTCGAGGACGCCGGTGGCGCGGTTGAAGCCGCCGACCAATATTGCCGACGGGTCGCGCCCTGTTCCTTGTTTTCCGAGCGACGGATCGCATGCGCCATAGTAAATCCAGTCAGCCATCCGGTTGACCCAAAAGTGCAACGTGCCGAATAACGCGATGCCGATGTTGACCGGATCGTTTTGATACTCGCTGTCGAATGCGGCATGATCGTCGGCGCGGGCTTTCATTAGCGCCAGCAACGGACGGGCGGCAGGCCATGAAACGATTGCGCCGCGATCCATCGCCTTCTTGTGCTGCCAATAAAAAGCGTCGGCGGCGATTTCGCCGTCGTTGCGCAAAAACTCTTCCCAGCGATCCCAGAGCCGCATGTCCTCCGGCCACTGCACGATGGCCTTGAACACCCGCGATTCCCACATCGGCTTTTTGAGTGTGCGCGACAACACTGAATCGTAGTGCAGGATCGTCCCGATATAAACCACGTCCATCGTGCCGTCCGGCGGCCCCAATTTCAGCACGGATTTGTTCAACCACGATTCCAGTTTGTCGCGCTGCGCGGGGCTGCGGACGTTCTCATCATTTTCGATGTCGTCGAGAATCACCAAGTCTGGACGGTGCGGCCCGTGCCGGATGCCGCGAATGCGTTTGCCTGAGCCGAATGCCTGCACCTTGATATCGTTCGCCGTGATGATCGTTCCTACGTTCCACACGCGCCCGCCGCCCATGATCTTCGGAAAATCCATTTGCAGGCGCGGGTTGCACTCCAGCTCCGCCTTGATCGCTTCGAGCATCGTGCACGCCTGCTCTTGCGAATCCATGATGATCGGCACGTAATGTTTGCAGCCGCGCACGATGCACCACAGCACGAAAAGCTGCGACACGATGGTCGATTTCGCCTCGCCGCGCGGCGCGGCCAGCGCCAGCCATTTACCCGCAGGATCGGCAATAATTTGCGGCAGTCGCTCGAACAAAAACACATGCAGCGCCGACGGCTCCTTCGTTCGCACGTAGTGCGGAAAATACGTCTCGACGAAAAACCGGAAGCCGTCCGCCGCCAGCGCCTTCTTGATGCGCGTAGCTCTGGCGTCGGGATCGGCGGCGAAACCGGAACACTCCGATTCGATCAGTTGCCGATAGCCTGCGGCAAGCTGCGCGATACTGTTTAAAAATTCGCGGCGGGATAACTTCAT